TTTATCCGGCAGAGTAATGATGAGCTTCGAGACATCACAAAGTCCATGGGATTTTATGTGGATTACGGCGGCGGTAGGCTCGTCATGACTCTATTATCCGACATCTACCAAGGATACCTTGATAAGGCTATCACGGGAGTGGTTTACGGTGCATTTGACTACAATACCATGATTCGCAAGGTGGTTACTCAACTCACAAACAGCGGACTCAGAAGCATTGACTACGCTTCTGGGTGGCATAGCAGGGTAGATGTGGCGGCAAGGAGAGCGGTTATGACAGGAGTATCACAGCTTACAGGGAAAATCACAGAAATGAACGCCGAGAAGTTAGGAACAGAACATTTTGAGATTGCGTGGCACGCAGGGGCGAGACCATCACACGCTGTCTGGCAAGGGAAGGTCTGGTCAAAGGAACAACTTGTTACGGTATGTGGTCTTGGAACAGTCACTGGACTGCTTGGAGCGAACTGCTATCACGAATATTACCCGTTTGTGAAAGGCGTCTCGGAGCGGAATTGGTCTGATTCTTGGCTTGCAGAGCAGAACCGAAAGGAAAGTATACCTAAGACGTTTAACGGCAAGGAATACACCTTATACGAAGCCAGACAGCAACAGAGGAAAATGGAAACCGCTATGAGGGCACAGAGAGAAAAGGCTGTGCTACTAAAACAGGGCGGAGCTGATCCAGACGATGTGATGCTTGCGAAAGCAAAGTATCAAGGACAACTGGGAGAATACACCAGATTTTGCAAGAAAATGGGTCTACAACAAGAAAGAGAGCGCATCTATTACGATATGCGCGGCAGAGTGGCACCCGTACCAAAACGATTTAGGAGGTTTAGGAAATGAGTAAAGTAAAAGTAATCAGACAGCCGACAGCGGAAGAAACATTGATTTTTGAATTTGAGACAGCATCATCCGAATTTCTGGTTAAGAATTTTACGGATGGTGATATTTACGCATCTCTGGAAAGGGACGCAACAAAAGAACAAAGCGTACTGATTCCGGCACAGACCGCACAGGTATTGCAGTACGGTTCCTACGGTGGTGGAAAGAGCAACATCGTCCAGATCATCCCCACAGCAACAAGCGAAAAAGGAGTAGAAGTGCAATGTTTGAAATGGTAGATGGAACAGGAATCATAGGAGTGGATATGATCTGCCCTCTAGGAGTCTCCGCTCCGCAGCCACCGAATTATGACAGGGTAGAGCTAGAGGGTACAGGGATGCTGGTACTTCCGAACAGCTTGGATGCACCGCTTGAGAGGTTGGAGCTTGGTGGGAAGACGGAGCAGGTGCAGACTACAGGAGCGAATCTATTTGACGAAAAGTTACTTTTAGATTTTGATAGCGAAAATTATGATAAAACACAATCAGGAAGCGGATTTTATTATTATAAATTTCCGGTAAACGGTACGGTTACAGCATCTACTAAAAATGCAAATAAAAATGGCGAATATCTGACAGTAGGGATAAAACCGGACGGTAGCGATAAAACATGGCTATCGCACGGATCTGCGGCTATTTCCAAATATAAGACATTGACGCCAGAAGATGGAAACATTTACTTAGGAGTCAATAACAGTCTCGAAAGAGTGAAGAGTATGATACAAAACACTGGCGGAATCATCATTAACGAAGGTTCTGCTGCTAAGCCTTACGAACCCTACACAGGCGGTAAACCATCCCCAAGTCAAGAGTATCAGCAGGAGGTAAAGAACACCGGTAAGCTGAATGCAGATACGCAAAAGTATGAAGTTGGTGCGAAAGTTACCGGAAAGAATCTGTTTGATTACGAAAAAGCAAAAGAGAAATCGAATTGGACGACATCTGCAAATGGTGCGGGCTTTGTGGAGTTTGCAGTTTATGTCTGCGCTGGAAGCACTGTAACAGTATCTAATAATACAAAAATCAATAATCCAGGATTATATTATTACGGAGTGGCTTTAAAGAGTTCTGAAGATTTTAAATATTTTATATGCTATCCCGGTTATCCGAATTCCAAAGATACGCACACATTTACTGCAACAGAGGATTATATCTATGTTAGATGCAACAAAACATCGCTTAATGATGCTATTGGAGTTTGCGGTGGACTGCAAGTGGAGATCGGGGCAAGTCGAACGGCTTTTGAATCCTACAAAGAACAATCCCTCACCCTCACATCCGACCGCCCTATTACAAAATGGGACAGACTGGTCGAACAGGGCGGACAGATTGGGTGGTTGTATAATTCTGCAAATGAAACGATTGACGGAAAAACAGGAAAGTGGTCAATTCAACCTGCGACTAAAATATTCTATAGGACAGACATTACTTTCCCAATAGTTGTACCGTTCTGCATCGAACTGTTAGGATATGACTATTTAATGGGAGGATACAAAAAAGATACAGGTATTACTATAAATAATTTAGGAATCCTATGTATAACTCTCCCAGAAGAGGTGGAACTTACACTGGATGCATATAAACAGTATTTGGCAGATAATCCATTGCACGTTCTGTATAAGGGCGATTCCGAAGAATTCGTCCCACTTTCAGAATCCGAGCAGAACGCTATCCGAGCATTAAAAACCTACTACCCTACCACAGTCATCACAGTTGACGGAGGGGAGCTTGACCCCGATATTAAAGTAACATACCGAAAGGAGAAGTAATATGAACTATGCAAAAATAATGGAAAACGGAACTGTGAGAATCAGCTCCATCAAGAAAGAGGGCTACAAACCACTCAAGGAAGAGAAACCAGAGGGATTTAGTAATCTGGTCTTTGTCGGATATACGGAGACAGATGAGAATGTAATAAAAGAGTATGAAGCAGTGGACGATGGTATGAGCGCCTACGGCAAGCTGCAGAAAGACTTGAAAGCAACACAGGCGGCGCAGGAAGTCACAGATCAGGCGGTTCAGGAGCTGATTTTAGCAACAATGGAAGCGGAGGTGAAATGATGGCACAGTTTTTGGCGAACAGGATTAAAGGTGGACACTTAACGATTGATGAAGTACCGGAGAGCTTGAAAGAGCAGGTGCAGGCGTTACTTTAGGAGATTAGCACATAGAGATATGTATTATTTTTATGCCTTTTTGGTCAGTAGATGAGACCTTAAACAGTCAATTCGTGGTGGATGGTTACACACCTTAAACAACCTAATGCGAAAGGAGAATGGAAACATGAAAACAGAATTTTTAAAAGGACTTGGATTGGAGCAGGATGTCATTGATAAAATCATGGCAGAGAACGGGAAAGACATTGCCGCTGAAAAGGCAAAGACTACCAAAGCAGAGGGGGAGCGTGACAATTATAAGAGTCAGCTTGAGACCACAACGGAATCTTTGGAAAAGTTTAAAGATGTTGACCCAACAGCTATGCAGGGAGAAATTGATAAGCTGAATCAGCAGCTGAAAGACAAGGATGCTGAGTATGCCGCCAAAGAAGCAGATCGCATCTTTTCCGACACGATCAAAGAAGCAATCAAGACAGCCGGGGGACGCAATGAAAAAGCGGTCATGGCTATGCTTGATATTGACGCTTTGAAAGGATCGAAAAACCAGTCTGAGGACATCAAGAAAGCATTGGAAACCGTAAAGGAGTCTGATGCTTATTTATTTGGCTCTGATGAGCCTTTTAAGAACCCAGTAGGAGCAACTGGCGGCTCTGGCACAGGTGGAGATAATTTCTCGGCGATCAGAGCAGCTATGGGGCTTCCGGCAGAAAAATAATTTTGAAAGAATGAGGTAAAAAGATATGACAAATACAATTGCATTAAGAAAAGCATATTCTACTATGCTTGATGAGGTTTATAAACTGGCATCCCTTACAGCCGTATTAGACGGTCCAAACGAACTTGTAAAAGAGGGTGCAAACGCAAATGAAATTTTGATTCCGAAAATGACGATGTCCGGTCTTGCAAATTACAATAAGCAGACAGGATATGTTGCAGGTGACGTGACACTTGAGTACGAGACTAAGAAATGTACTTATGATCGAGGCCGTATGTTCACTGTGGACGCTATGGACAATATCGAGTCTGCAGGTGTTGCCTTCGGACGTCTTTCTGGAGAATTTTTGAGAACACAGGTTGTTCCGGAGCTTGACGCTTGGAGGCTTGCATCTTATGCAGGATACGCACTATCTGCTAATAAAGTGGCAGCAGCGATTGCAGATGCTAAAGCCGGAATTGCAGCAATTAGAAAAGGCAAGACCGCTATTAAAAATGCGGAGGCAAAGCCGGAAACCTGTTATCTGTATATCTCTGCCGCACTCAAAGGGGATATTGAGGACCTTGATACAACGGCATCCAAGAAAGTTCTGGAAGGCTGGGCTGGAGTGATTGAAGTTCCTGAGGGAAGATTTTTCGACAAAGTCACGTTGACAGCATCTGGAGCCGGCGGCTTTACAACAACAGGCGGTAAGAAGATTGATTTCTTGATTGTTGACAAGAATGCAGTAATCCAGAATCAGAAGCACACTGTATCTAAGATCATTACTCCGGAAGTGAATCAGGATGCAGATGCTTGGAAGTTCGGATATCGTACCGTAGGTATCGCAGAGGCGAAAGATAACAAGAAAGTGGCTATCTATGTACATACTGCAGTGGAGTAGAAATAGGAGTTGATGCAAATGAACTTGTATGCGGATTATACATTTTACGTCTCTGAATATAGGGGAAATTTAACAGATGAAGAATTTGATAAATCTGTTATTCCAGCATCAGCTTATGTCCGAAGGATTACCTTCGGGCGCGCTGATGACAATATGGAAATGGAAGAAGTAAAGCTTGCCACCTGCGCTGTCTGCGATTTGATTGCCAATGATGAAAAGGTCAGAAGCAAGCATTCTGGACGTGTGGTCACATCTGAAAACACGGATGGATACTCCGTCAGCTACGAAAGCGGAGGAAATGGAGAAACAACAGACGATCTGCTTAAAAGGAATATATTTGATACATTGTTGCTTTATCTTGAGCCGACCAGACTCTTGTATATGGGGGTAGAATCATGATAACCAACACAGATGCAACACTGTACAGCAGAAAGTACAACTCTGAAACCAGACTGGATGAGTGGGAGCGAGCTTACATACCTGAGGTATGGTGGTATAAAAATGAAAAGTCGCAGATCACGACAGATGGATTAAAGCAAGCGGACACTTACACTGTCAGAATCCCGGATACGAGCGTGAAAATTAAGAAAGATGATTACCTTGTAAAAGGTGATTGCAAGGTTGACATGCAGACGATTAAGGACTTGGACGGACTGGACAAGACTAGAATTACATCTGCAAACTACAATACTTTTGGCGGCAATCCGCATATAAAGGTGGTGGGAGTGTAATGGCAAAAGGAAAGAAAAAATTCCAGATTGAGACGCCGAGAGGTAAGATATCAACTTACACGATTTCCAAGGGAAATTTGAAAGGAAGGACAATAGCGAGACTCGACTGGAATCCGAACTTTAGACCGAATATGGAATCCGGTTTCGCAAATGCACAGGAGTTTGTTGATTCTGAGTGCATCCGGCGTATGAACCCGGAGACTCCAAGACGGACAGGAGTACTGGTTAAGTCACCAACCCTTGGCACCGTAATTGGAAGTGGTGAGATCAATCAGATTGCACCTTATGCACGTAGACAATATTATGAGCATAAGGAAAAATCACGATGGTTTGAGCGTATGAAAAATCGTCACAAAGACTCTATACTGAAAGGAGCGGCGAACTATGTCAAATCTCACTGACAGTGTCAGATCGTACATCCTCATGTGCCCGTTTTTAAGTGATGGGCGTGTAAATGTGGACTATATCGGAACAGATATGGGATATTCAATCGACCCTCTTCCGTGTGATCCAATTATCCAGAGATATATGGATGGTGGAGCAAAAAAGCAGTTTCAGTTTGCATTTACAAGCCAAGAGGAATACGATCAGGACGCAAGAATCAACATCGAGAACAGCGGATTCTTTCAGAGCTTTGAAGAATGGCTGGAACAGCAGAGTTTTAATGGGAATCTGCCGGAACTCGGAGAAAAGAAGAATCCAATATCGATCGAAACTTTAAACAGCGGCTATCTGTACGATATGAATGGTGAAAATGCCAAGTATCGCATAGAGTGCCGTTTAATTTATGCACAGGAGGTATAAATATGTCAGAGAAAAAGTCTGAATTAGTTGGACGCCACAAACGGGTGGCATACATGAACACGGACGCTACTGGAAGCTCACCAAAATTCGAACGCATGACGAATTTTACAACAATGACAAACGGGAAAAACCCGAAAGAGTATTCCAGACAGTACGTGGATGAGATCGCGGAGCGTGCAGACGTTGTGGGGTACGCGCCGGCAATTGAATATTCGTTTGACCGGTACACAAACAACCCGGTACACGAAAAAATCGCAACAATCCACGATGGTGAAAAACTTGGAGATGACGCACATGTAGAGGTTGTAGTTGTCGATTTCTTCAAGAAAAGTGACAAGGGCGATAAGTGTTACGCTACAAAAAGAACCTATGCGGTTATCCCGGATTCGGACGGAGACGGAACGGATGCGCTTGTGTATAGCGGATCTCTTAAATCTGTGTCCGACATCGAGGAAGGATATGTTACAGAGACTGATATTACATCTAAGACAGTCACTTACACTAAGGGTGATTACATGGGGGAGTAGCTGCCGCCGATTTTAAGGTGGCAAAAAACACAGGAAAGAATAGGAGAGTGAGCCAATGAGCCAGTGGAAATTTAATAATTTTGAAACAGACATCGATTTTACAGACGCAGATTTTATGGAAAAATTTGAGGGCTGCTACAAAAAAATGGTTGAGGAATCCGAAAAAGTGCCGAAAGTTGGAAAAGTGTCCGAGATTACGAGGGCGCAATGCAAGGTTTTTAATGATTTCTATGACCGATTATTCGGAGACGGAACAAGCGAAAAAATGTTTCTAGGGAAAAACAGCATGGACATGAGAGTTAAGGCCGCCAATTCACTGTTTGATTTACGGAACAGCGAGCAGTCCAGATATAACAGTATGGTAAACAAATATACACCAAACAGGAAAGCTAGGAGAGGGGCGAATAAGAACCGATGAACCTCTTCTATGAATCACTCCCGACATCGGTAATTGTAAATGGAAAGCCTGTGAGAATCAGAACCGATTTTCGAGAGTATATTTCTCTTTTGGACATGTTAAAAGATAAAGATGTCAAGTCTGTGGATAAGCTGTTGATTTTGAGTGAGTATTTCCTTGACGATATCGAAATATCGCAGCCTGCAATTGACGCATTATGCGACTTTATGAGTGCTGATTTTTCAGACGGAGAAGTCAGTCAAACCGGAACAGTGAGGCAAAAGAATCTTTTTTCTTTTCCCATCGATTATCCCTATATATTATCAGCATTTTTGCGCGATTACGGAATCGACCTGATTGATATTAAATATCTGCACTGGTGGAAATTTCGAATGCTTTTTGATGGATTATCAGAGGACAATGAGATCAAGAAAAGAATTATGTACAGAGGGATTGATCTGAGCGAAGTTAAAGATCCGGAAGAGAAAAAGAGAATCCAGAAAATTAAAAAACTGATCGAGTTAAAACAGGAAGAATTGACTGATTTTGAAATCGGTGACGCTTTTATGTAGGTGGATCATGAAAAAAGAACCAATATTAGTCCGAGATTGGATTAGATGCCCTGTGTGCGGCTGCAAACTTGCTATTGCAGACAATACAGCCAAAAGCCACGGTATCTACGTAAAATGTCGGACTTGTAAGAAAGAAATAGAAATTAAGAAATAAAGCACTTAAGTGAGCCTATGAGCCTGTGCTATCCAAGAATAGGAGGGATAGTATGGGTTATGATGGCTCATTAAAATTTGACACGGAAATAAATGAATCTGGATTTAATTCCGGAATTTCCAAACTTGGTGGAATAGCCAAGAAAGGTGCAGGAGTGGCAGTTGCTGCGGTTGGTGCTGTGACGGCTGCGCTTGGAGCTGGTGTTGTAGCCGGAGTAAAATACAATGCATCCATAGAGTCTTACCAGACATCATTTGAGGTTATGACTGGATCCGCGGAAAAAGCAGCGGAAGTAATCGACAAATTGAAGAAAGTAGGAGCGGAAACGCCGTTTGAACTTCAGGATTTAGCAGATACTACACAGCTGTTGATGAATTATGGTTTTAGTGCAGACGAAGCCATGGACAAAATGATGATGCTTGGTGATATCTCGCAAGGCTCAGCTGATAAGATGTCCAGAATTGCCACTGCTTACGGACAGATGTCATCCGCCGGAAAAGTGTATCTGGAAGATGTCAAGCAGATGATTGAAGCTGGATTTAACCCATTGCAGGAGATTTCCGAGAGTACAGGGGAGTCAATGGCATCCTTGTATGACAGGATCAGCAAAGGGACAATCTCTGTGGATGAGATTACCGCTTCCATGCAGAGAGCAACATCTGAGGGCGGTAAGTATTTCCAAAGCATGGAGAAGCAGAGTCAGACGTTTAGCGGACTCATCTCAACCCTGAAAGACAATGCACAACAGCTCTTAGGCGAAGTTGTTAAACCTATATCTGATGGACTCACGGAATCGTTATTACCTGCGGCGATCAGCGCGATTGAGCAGCTTACGCAAGGATTTGAGGAAAATGGCGTTTCCGGTATGATTCAGGCTGCCGGAAACATTGTAAATGGATTGTTTGCCGGAATAATGGAAAATGCTCCGTTGCTTATTTCTACTGGAATGGAACTGCTGAACCAGTTTCTGCTTGGAATTGCAACTGGGATTCCGACACTGCTCACCAAAGGCTTTGAGATTGTAACACAACTTACTCTTGGCATCCTGCAAAACCTCCCACAGTTGATTACGCAGGGAGCGGCGGTAATTACAAATTTTGTAAATGGACTCTTGTCATCACTTCCGTCAGTATTGCAATCCGGTGTCCAGATGATTTTACGTCTTGTGGATGGAATTATAAACAATCTACCGGCTATCATATCAGCTGCAGCTCAGGCGATAGCACGTTTTATAGCAAGCATTGCAAGTAATCTTCCACAGATTTTATCCACAGGAATTAAAATTATCGGAGAGTTAGCCTCTGGTTTGATTCGAGCAATACCGAACCTGGTTGGGAAAATACCACAGATCATCTCTGCGATAAAAGATGCTTTTTTGAGTGTAGATTGGCTCAGCGTTGGAGTTAACATCATAAAGGGCATTGCATCCGGTGTCGCTTCTGCGGCTGGACAGCTAGTAGATGCCGCTGTGGGCGCTGCTACAGATGCCCTGAATTGGGTTAAAAGCAAACTTGGAATTCATTCCCCATCTCGTGTATTTAGGGATCAGGTCGGGAAAAACATAGCTCTCGGTATCGGGGTTGGATTTAAGGATAATATCCCGTACAAAGACATGGAAAAACAGGCAAACAAGATGGTGTCCCGGATACAGGGAGCTGCTCTTGGTGTTACAACGTCTGCAAGACCGACAGCAAGTGGATATGTTGCTTCCAGATCGGCAGTCAGAACGACAGATAATGGTGAGCTACTCTACGCGGTAGATCGATTATCTAGACTCGCAAACCGGCCGCTTGAAATTATCAATAAAATCGATTCCGTAGAGACATCCAGAGTACTCGCAACACCAATGGAAAAACAAATAGAAAAGAATTCTAGTTTTCGGAAGATGTTAGGAGGGGATAGAAATTGAGCCTATCAGTAAAATTTGACGATCAGGAACTCGGGCGATACTTAAGTGTATTGTCCGGGTTCTCTCCGTTTAGCGGAGTAAATAGAGAGTCGGAACTCCTTGACGGAGCAGAAAGTGCAAAAGGAGAGGATTTTGGCTACATAACATATAAATCAAAGACGCTTGAAATGCCCTTTGAAATTAAAGGCGATATCTTGGCAAGCTATGACGCGATTCAGAAAATCCTGAACGTCACAGAGCCGAAAAGGCTTGTGTTTGGGAATTATCCGGATCGCTATTTTTATGCTGTCCCTGACGGTAATTTTGATATAACACAGGTTGCAATGTTTGGGAAAGGCACGATCACATGGCTCATCCCTGACGGGGTAGCATACTCCACCGCAGAATTCGACTTTTATGGAGTCCAGCAGAGCGGCTACCAGACAATTACCATCCAAAACAACGGCACCGAATGGGCGGATGTGGACTACGAGATCACGCACCAGCATGAAAACGGGTTTATTGGATTGGTCAGCCAGTATGGAGTGATCCAGCTAGGCAAGCAAGAAGAGGCGGACGGAGAGAATTACGAAGCATCTGAAGAACTGTTTAACGGTTACAGTCTGTTTCAAGACGATCATGGGACCTCCTATCAGAATCCGGAAAACACCACACAGGGAACACTTGAAGTCAAGAATGTTGCTGGATACAATGTGATGGCATTAAAAGGTGGACAAGCAACATCCGGATACTGGAACGGTGGAATGAAAACCCTTACTATCCCGGTGGACAGCGAGGGCAGACGTGGAGCGAAGAACTTTTACTGTTACACCCAGCACTGGTTCGAAACCGGCTTGATGGGGCAGACAGGAGCACAGACCATTGCATTCCTGACTGGAGATAACAAGGTGATATGCGCCATGTCTATTAACAAGAGTGATACGGTTGGCAATACGGCACATGTGGACTGGTTCGCACCACAAAACAAGAAGATCAAGACACTGGATTTCCAGCCGACAGCTTATGAGGGAAACCCGTTTAATTTAAAGATGGGTGGCGGGCATAATGATTTTTTAAAAGAGGGTGACAGGCTACGGATCTTTTGGTACGGTCAGTATTATTACTTTACTATCCCGGAGATTAAAGACATGGTGTGTGAGAAGATACAGGTCTGGATCGGGCAGTGGGGAAGTAGAGATCTTGGAAATCAGCTGGTCACACACAATTATTTAAAAAGTATCTGGTTCCGCAAAGATAACGTGGAAAAATACAGAGATGTGCCGAACCGGTATCGTGCCGGTGACGTGGTGACTATAGACGGAGAGAGTACAAAGGTCTATGTAAACGGGATGCCGGCAAAAGGAGATGAGATTAATGGATCCAATTATCCAAAAGTTCCACCTGGAACAACGGAAGTGCAGTTCTGCTACTCTTCTTTCTCCTCTCCGCCGCCACAGATTAAAGCAAAAATACGGGAGGTTTACTTGTAATGGACAGTATTAGAATTGCAATTTTAAGTGCAAATAACACGCCTGTAGCATTTATGGATAATGCACACAAAAAGTCCATGCACTACTGGGATGATGAGCTACACGAATATTTACAGGGAGCAGCGAACACATGCACCTTTACAGTTAATGCCAAACATCCAGACGCAGAGCATATTACAGTCGGAAACAAGGTGGCATTTACTTACAAAGGCAGATCATACTACTTAAATATTGTAAATACCGATCAGACGGAGAAGACAATTACTGCTACGGCATGGTCGCTGTCGTTTGAGCTTATTAACGAGGATGCTGGCGAATACAAAGCCGGAAGGGCAATGAGCTTTGAAGAGTACCTTGCCGTGTTTGACGCTGAGAGAACGCTTAAATTGGGACTCAATGAGGTGTCGGACAAACGGATTACCAACGAATGGACTGGCACAACGACCGTGTTAAAGAGATTATTTTCTCTGGCCAATGTTTTTTCTGCGGAGATCGAATTTGAGACAGTACTGAACAGAGACTACTCTTTAAAAGAGATTGTCCTAAATGTATATCGGAAACACTCCGATACAGACAGCGGAGTCGGAGAATACCGGAATGACATTGTACTGCGGTACGGGAAAGGAATTACCGGAATTCGAAAAACCACAGATGCCGAGAAGCTTTACACCTGCATCCAGCCGACCGGAAAGGACGGTCTGACAATCAATGGTCTTGACAAGAAAGAATACGATGAAAACGGCAATATCGAGTACTTTACAGACGGTGCGATCATCCGCGCACCGCAGGCAAGGGACCGGTTCCCATCCAACATCGTAAATAAGGCTGATGCTTATATCCTGATGCGTAAAGAGTACGATACAGACAGCAAGGACAAGCTCTATAGCATGGCTCTGTCTGATCTTAAAACAGCATCTGAACCGGTGGTGACTTACGAGGTGGACGGATATTTTGACACCAACATCGGGGATACGGTAAGGATGCAGGATCAGGAGTGGACACCAGTCCTTTATCTACAGGCAAGAGTATCAGAACAGATCAGGAGTCTTACCAATCCAAAAACTGCAAAGACGGTATTTACAAACTACAAAGAGCTGACATCGGAAATTTCGGACAGCTTATTACAGAGGATGCAAGACCTTATTAATAAAAATAAGGTTTATACTTGCTCTATCTCAACAAACAACGGCGTTATCTTTAAAAATGGAGTTGGCAGCACTACTCTCACTGCTTACGCTTACAACAACGGTACAGACGTGTCAAGTAACCTGCAGTTCCGTTGGAGCAAAGACGGACAGGAGTTTTATGTAGGCAGGAGCGTGACAGTAAATGCAGAGGATGTGGATACCAAGGCGGTATACTCTTTTGTAGCCACTGAAAATGGAATCCGGCGTGGATATTATGAGGTAACAATCACCAAGGTGGACGATGGAGCACCGGGAGAACCTGGAAAAAACGGGGATGACGGAAAGGACGGTGTAGGAATCGAGAGTGTGACCAAGTATTATCTGGCATCCGAAAAAAGCACAGGAATCACGGTATCCTCTCCGGGATGGACGGACACGAAGCAAGACATGACCGAAACCAAGAAAAACCTATGGAGTTACGACCTTATCCGGTACACCAATAGCACGGAAACCAAGACCACGCCTGTGATTATCGGTGTGCGTGGGGATAACGGCGAGACAGGGGATAGTGGGATTATTATATCTCCGACAGCACCAGAAAATCCAAAGGTAGGACAGCTCTGGCAGACCGCAAGTGGAGAGCCGATTAAGAGATGGGATGGAAGCAAGTGGGTGATCTATTATATTTCTGTTGATAACTTAAACGCACAGACTTTAAGTGCGATAGCGGCAGATCTTGGAACTGTAACTGCCGGACTTATTAAGGATAAGAATGGAACAATGCTTATCGATGTTACATCCGGAAAGATTATTAGCAAGAAAATCGTGCAAGGAGCAGTGGAAAATGTTGCGTCATTGAGTAATGCGTATTTGGCTTTCTCTGGTAAGGCTCCGACAATAGATCGAGCTACTATGAGCGTGAACTTGCAAAACATCATGTTTACAAATGAAAATACGAGAAAAGCAACGACAATCCAGTTTGAGGATGAAATGATATATGCAAGAAATTCTGTATCCCCAGGTATAAGCATATATGCGTATCGCAATTACGATTCCGGCACCGTGAAAGGTCCATATACAAGTGCAAACTCCGCTAATAACATCCGTATAGAACTAAAAAGAAGAGGATGTATGGTAACATGCAAGATCACAATGCTTGCACAATTTCCGGGAAGTGGCGAATACGGGCCATTCAACGAGGTGAAAATTCCAGTAGGATATCGACCGGTTGTGGATTTCTTTGCTCCCTATAGTGAAGTTTCAGGACCTAACATATTTGGAACGGGAAGATACGGCATAGGAAAAGATGGGGGGATCAAGATTTATGTGGAGAATGCCGGATGGACAGAACGTCACGCAGCGTTCACGTGGATTACAGATGATTGATTAAAGGAGCGAATATGGAGATTAGAGCAAGACCGTGATGGTCTTATTTTTATACTTTAAAATCAGAAAGGAAAGTGAGGATATGAAGAAAATGGAACAGTTAGCAAACGTAAAAGCGTTTTTATGCATGGTGTTTGGAGCTATTGCAGGAGGTTTCGTAAACCTGATCGGAGGATGGTCTGAGGACTTGACTACATTACTTATTTTTATGGGTGTAGATTTTGTACTCGGGTTACTGATCGCTGCCTTTTGGAAAAAGAGCAACAAATCAGAGAACGGTGCGCTAAGCAGCTACTCAGCGTGGAAAGGTTTGTGCAGAAAAGGGGTATCCCTACTGATCGTACTTATTGCATATCGGCTGGATGTCACTCTCGGCGTAGACTACATCCGTACAGCCGTAGTACTGGCATTTATAGCAAATGAGGGTATCTCGATTTTGGAAAATGTTGGAATTATGGGTGTGAAATATCCGGAAGCGTTAAAAAAAGCACTGGATGTTTTAACAAATAAATCACAGGAGCAGGAGGGCGAGTAATCGTCCTCTTTTATTGTGCGACATCGCACGGTAGGAGGTGAGAACATGAGCGAACAGAACGAATTTGGCAGAACAACAGCAGAGGAACTGGAAAAAGCATTTGAGACAGAAGAGCAGGAGGAAGAACAGGAGGAGAAATAATGAGTATCTGTAGAGGAATTGCCGGCAGGAGAGGTAAAAATCCTGTCGGTATTTTTATTCATAATGGGGCAGACGGTCAGAATGCTACGACAGCGTATTACAGGAATTACTTACAAAACGCAAACTTGGAAAACGGATTTGCTCACTACTATGTGTGTAACGATGGAATTCTGCAAGCAGAGGATGATTCTAACTGTGCTTGGCATTGCGGGGATACAAACGGAAACGTTAATTTTTTAGGTGTAGAGGTCTGCCAGAGCATGGGGGACTTAGATACCTTTAAGGCGAACGAAGAAAAAGCACTACAGTTGGCAGCGCAGAAATGTAAGCAATACGGAATCGTACCAAGTGAAAGCACAATCATGTTACATCAGGAGGTGTACGCAACAGCTTGTCCGCACAGATCAGTGGAGATTCACGGTGGTGCAGCGCAGACAAAAGCCTATTTTATTAACCGTATCAAGGAGCTTGTGGGCGGAAGCCAAAGCGCATCAGCGGATCAGGAAGGAGAAAATGAAGAGATGAGATGTTTATTTACAGTTGAGGGAAAAGGTGCAGTATTTTATTTTGATGGATATAAAGTAATCACATTGGCGCATCCGGACGAGCTAAAAATCGTTCAGCAGATTTACAAGGACAACAACGGAAAAGATATGCCGTGCTACAAATGGAGTCCAAGCGCTCCGTGGTACGCGAGACTGATGGCGGTTCTAAACAGGAAAGATACTACATCTATCTAATAAAATCCCCTCGGAGATCAGCTCTCTGAGGGGTGAAATTTCCGCGCAATTACTACTAATGTATTTACACACCCGTACAAATGTGGTATTATAAAACTGTCCAATACAGATGATGCTCTGTATTGCGGAGACTGAGCAAATCACAGTTTCGCGGATTGAAATATTAGAAGTAGCTTTAAATAGCTAAAAGATAGGGATAGGCTTAATGCTTATCCTTTTCTTTTTATCTGATCAATTCCCGTACATCGCATTCCAGCGCATCTGCCAGAGCAATTGCGTTCCTGAGCATCATTTTTCCGGTATCGTACTCTCCGTACTCGTATTTCTGTATCTGCCGAATGTTAATACCAGTCTTATTGGCAAGTTCTTGTTGCGTTAGCCCTGTAGCCTTTCTTAATCTTTGCACGCTGCTTAAATGTTCCCTCATTCTATTCACCCCTCTTTCTCCCATCACTATAGCAATCATAAAAACTATCTACTAATTCGGCAATCTCTTCCGGTGATAACTTATCGGCGATTTCTTGCGGCACTCTATTATAATTTTCGGCAAACGTACAACCGTATTTTCCGATTTTAGATAATTTCTTAACCATTTCCAGCTTATACATGCGTCCAAGCTCTTCAGTTGTAATTTCCCCAGATTTAACTGCCTCCCTTCCTTCTCTCGTTAAAATCTTCATTGCTTCTTCTTTTTTAATTGTTCCGATTCCATTGATTTTCATTTTTCTACCTCTTTCTCCCCGTAGCCGATAGGTCAGCATATACATCACTTGCGTCTTGCTACAATGTCTTTCTTGTAATTATTTTCCGTAAACTTCACTTAAAATTCTTCTGCACATTGTATTGCGTTCGTGTTTAAGATCAAACATAAGTCTCTGGTAGTATTTCATGTAAGCTGTTTCATTGTTCCACTTCAGCAGATCAATTACGAGTCCGGCATCAGATTCGGAAAGGATTCTGTTGTATTCTTCCTTGCGAGATTCCCACATGCTCACGCTTTCCGGATATTTTGCCTTGCACTCTGCGATCAGAGCATCAAACTGCTCGTTCATTTTTTTGATCAGATCGTTTGCGAAACTGATCTGTTTCTCTGTTCCTGTCATTTTTGTTCCTCCCATTTTCGCTTCTTTCCACGCTTTCTTTAAAGCTTCGGAGATTCCGAAGGATGTTTTCTTTACCAGTTCCCATGCTCTTTTCATAATTTTTGATAAGTTGTATTTTTTCATTTTTCGTATCTCCTTTGCTTTATCTTATGGCCTTATTATACGTCTTATAAGGCGTAAAGTCAATAGGAAAATGAAAAGTTTTTAAAATATTTTTATGATATAATGGAATAAATGGAGGGGATAGATATGGAATATCAAATATACGAATCTTACGATACATTTTTGCTTTACCAAGAGTTTTTGGAGATACCAGGTAATACATTCAAGTTCCGGCTGCCAGAAGGTATGACTCTGACAACCGAAATGATGCACACCTTTTTACGTGCGGTGTATATGAGTGTTGGACGGATGGATCTGCCGTCCTGAATATTGTATCATTTATTTTGTACTAATTATACTGCTCCAAATGGAGCTAAACACTTAGTACAAAACAGATTATAAAAAATCTACAGCTTTAATCGTATTGTCATCATTTAGGTAAATCTCCTGTATCGTGGATCTCCAAAAAGAACGCTTGTTTTCCGGAGACAGCGAATCATACATCTGGCGAAAGTCAGTTTTTAATAGTTCTTCTACATAATGCAGGTTTCTCGTCTCTTCTTCCTCGCAAAAAGCAGCAGAAGCGGAATATTCTCTCTCCAATCTTTGGTACTCCTTATCGTAGTAATCGTAAGAGATCCGCCCTTTTTGAAATAATATATTTAATCGTTCCATTTCTTTTCTAAGCTTTTTCGGATCTTTCGCTTTCTTTTGCTTTTTTAACTCTTCGCTGATCTGGTTGGTGCGGACCTTATACTTTTCGTACTCTCTTTCAAGATTTTCGAGCAGATATTTTTCGATAAGGTTCTGGCTTACCCTATGCCTATACGTGCAAATATGATCAATAAGCGCTCTGTTGCAACGGTAGTAGCAGTATGTTCTTTTTTCTCCGGTTTTACGGTTGATAATTGATGAGCATCCGGTGCCAACTAATTTCTGTCCGCACACAGGACAGCGCATCAAACCTGTAAATAGGTATATTCTACCAGACGGCGTGTTTTTAATATTTCTTTTCGATATAGTTTGCATCTCATCCCATTCTTTTTCTGACAGGTATGCTGGACAATAAGGGTATCCTCTGTACGTCCCTTTATAAAATTCGCTGGATAACATCGTCCGTAACATGCCATAGCTAAAATCAATTCCATAGGTTTCCTGCATGTACCGGATAGCGCCCTTCTTGGAGTTATGATTTCTAAAATATTCAAAAAAATCTTCCACCATGTGTTCTGTTTCCGAATCTTTAACCATGCATTTCTTTCCATCTACAACACCTGTTTTATAACCAAAAGGCATATTTGCATCTCCAAATATTAGCTTTTTCTGTCTTATAGATGCTTCATTCACAAATTTAATTCGCTCGGATGTGGTGTCTACTTCATTTTGCCCGATCGACAGCACTACATTTAACTGCAATCGTCCGTCTCTGGTCTCCATGTTTATTCCTGGCTCGGAAACCGAGATCCAACGCACTCCATGCTCATCAAGTACATCCTGGACCTTATAGAAATCTGACAGATTTCGAAACCATCTGTCGAGTCTCCAGAAAATTATCACATCAATTTTATCCCTTTTTACGTCCTCTACAAGAGCGTGTATGGCTTTTCTTTTCTTCAATTCTTTTCTGGCAGTCTTTCCCTCGTCCGCATAGACACCTACTATAGACATATTGTTGTCTGTTGCGTATTGCTCCAGGCATTCTTTCTGTGCTTGCAGAGACTTGCCATGTACGCTCTGCTCAAATGTGGAGACGCGGATGTATATGGCACACCGCAGTATTTTTTCTGGCATTTGCATCACTCTCCTTTTGTAAAATATATTTAAAATTGGTACAAAAATAACAGCCAGCGCAAAACAAACGTTCCGCTTGCGTGACTGCCCCGAAGATGATACAATATTCGTGGATTTCAATAGCATATCTTCGGATATGTATACCGTCTCTGTTGGCGCAGGGGCGGTTTTTATTTTATTGTGGTGGATGGCAAATGCCGCACGGTTCATAAACTCCGCGTACCTCAGACAGATGTTTTTCTATCTTAGATTTCAAAGTTCTGCATCCAGCGCTATGATACTTTGCCCCAGTGTTTGTTATATACACGATGGGGTCATCTTGGCTTTGCTGTGCAGCCTGCTCTTGTGCTGCTTGCGCTGCAGCTTGCTCTTGTGCAATCCTTTCCTGTTCAGCAGCCGCAGCCTGTTCTTGCTCGATACGCGCCTGTTCAGCTGCTTGAGCTTCCTGTTCCAACCTAATCCGTTCTTCTTCCTCGGCTTTTATTCTCGCTTCTTCTTCCGGATCTATAACGGTAATAGTTTTCGAACTGCTTTTAATTTCTCCATTCGCCGTAAAAAATAGTGATGCATTCCCAGAACCCGTAAATGTAATGACGGCTTTTCCGTCCTTATATTCGAGATCTGCGATATTATTTTCGGATAATTCCAAGCTTTCGATTTTTGCGTCCGACGGGCTTGGAGTAATTTTCACCTCCGTTACATCTCCGATATTAAATTCTTCTTTCCCCCACTCTGCAGATATAGAGTTCAATTCAGACGGAGATCCAAGCCATATAAAGATAATTAGAGATGTTGCAAACACAATCGAGCATATCACAGTATTCCTGATCCTGTATGGCCGGAATTTTTTGGATACAACACAGTATATCAATGCCGGTATCGCTGGTATCCATAAAAAAGAATACACTACAAGTGCAATAGAGAGCATTATCAGCAATGCAATAACACTAAGGCATCCACCACCACTCTTATTCGATGCTTTACTCATTGTTTTCCCCTTGTTTTCTTTAGTTTTTCCGTTTTTGGTTTCTGTGTAATACAGTCCGCTCCCTGGAATTCCAAAGCTTTTTGTCCGTTTTCCATCAGAATTAACAGTGTAGTGAATTCCTTTTCCACCAAACGTGAAGCTATGGCTATTCTTGTTAAGATTAAACTTTATACCGGGAGCAATTTTAAAACTTTTTCTGAAACGAAATCCCATTCCTTTCTTAATTCACCTTCTTTTTCTCTCCTGTACTTTTCCCGCAATTTATATATAAACGCCGAAGCGGTTATATCATTACCATTATTTACCTGTAGTTTCCAGATTTGGAATATACTACAATAATTACACTATGAAAATACTACTCGATAAGATCATGCACGATAAAAACCTATCTACTCGGCAAGTATCCATTGCAACTGGAATATCAAAATCAACGATTAACCGCATTGCAAATGGTAAAATATCGCCGACAGCTGACACGCTGGAATTGCTTGCCAAGGGCTTAAAAGTCCGAATTTCCGACCTTATCGACTCTCCATATCAATAAGTGTCCCACATCTGGGACGATTGTCCATTTTCGCGTAAGTTTCCCGAATTTTAACTGTTTATTTAATAGAGGGCAAAAACATTGCCACAAAATAACAGAACAAATGTTCGAACAAAATATTGATTTTTGTCCCCTGAGATAGTATTATATGTTCAGGGATTTCGAACAAGTGTTTTTGCAGTTAGGGGGATCGCGAATGGACTACAAAAAACTTATCATCGAATTGGTCAACAAGTCCAACAATATTGAGGTGTTGGAACTTGTGTACCGATTCTGCATAAAGCTTTTAGGCTAGGGGAAACCCTAGTCTTTTTTAATTAAGCTCTCTGCGAGCTTTTCTAGGACATCCCATTCACTTTCATCCAGCTTTGCAAGAGCTTCTACTAATCTCTTTTTAAATGTATCGTTTTCCATTATAAGATCAGCAGCGAAGTCTGTAATCAACTGGTCTCTTGTCAACGGGATAAACATTTCACCGTTTCCGGTTCTTAACCATTTTTCGTTTACATTAAATTTTTCGCACATCAACCTATAAATCGGTTCCTGTTTCTCTGGATTTTTCAAACGGTTATTTTCAATATTATTTATAACGTCTCTTTTTACTCCAAGAGCTTCACCGAATTCGGTCTGTGTCATATGTAATTGTTCAGTCCGGAGGAGTTTTATTCGCTCGAACATTTCCATTCTATCACCTCCTTGCAAAATACATTATATCATAACTGCATGAGTTTATCAACTCAAAAAACAAATAAATTTTTAAGAAATAGGGTTGACAAACTCTAAAAATGGATGTATTATGAGTTTGTAAACTCAAACAACACAAACAAAAACTGAAAGTGAGGAAATGGAAATGAAAACAAAAGAAGAGTTTGGATTTTACATTAGAAAGACAGTTATAAAAAATCTGCTATCAGCTCACAGGAAGATATCAGATCGCGGGAATGTGAAATCTCTTATTATTTTAACAAAATTTATTTTAAAGATTTCCAATCAATTCAATGATATGTTGATTGATCTTGGGCTTGAAGAAAATGACAACAGCTCTGATAAACCGCCGGACGCATTCTGGCACTGTAATGCAGCCGAAGCCGGTTCCGAGCCCGGAAATGCAGAGGACAGAATATAAGGAAGGAGGAGTGAAGAGATGCATGAAATTTTTTGCACACGCAAAACATTTTTAAAAGGAGAATCCATCGCAGCAATATCTTTTGAGCTTCCCGAAAAAGAGTGGGAAGAATTGAAAGAAACACAAGGATGGCAATTCGTAGAAAGATTTTTAAATCGAAAGAGAAAAGGGATTGTAAATAATTTCGAACTTTTAAAAGCGATTAGTGCTGAACGAGAATTCAGTGAGATGATCATTGCGTTGGCGGAAGAATTTAAAACGCCTGAAAAGCTGGAAGAGGCTTTAAAAAAGGAAATTTCAGAGGAAGAGCTGCGACATACATTAGAAGCAGCTCAAGAAAGTGATTATCCTCTATTCTTTTCAGGCATGCAGTAAGCACAGCCGTTTCTGTTTACAGCAAGCATGGAAGCAAAAATCACAGCTTCTGTATAAGTGTCGCAGTTAAAAACATGTTCTGGTTTTATTTCATCGATTTGACATTGCGGTGTTTCGCGGTCTAGATCGTGAATTTCTCCAGTGTTTTTGTTTAAAACAAATTGCTTTCCGTTAAAAGGTGAATTACAACGTCTCATAAAATCGCTCCTTTCGTAATACTCAGGCATGGCAGTGCCCTGTATTTACAGTATAGGAGATAAACAAAAAGAAAGCAATCCCGCCACGGAGGTTACGACGGCAATAAAAGAATAGGAGGTAAAAGGTATTGAACAAATTGCAGCAAAAATTAGATAGCCGAGAAGTGGCTGAAATGGTTGGAAAGGAACACAAGAACATCATCAGAGACATAAGAGGGTATTTAGAAGAATTTTCACAGCTCAATTTTGAGCCGTCAGATTTCTTCCGTGAATCTACATATAAGCGTCGCGGAAAAGAATACCCGTGCTATTTAATCACAAAAGAGGGCTGCGAATTTATCGCCCACAAACTCACAGGAGTCAAAGGGACGGAGTTCACAGCAAAATACATCAAACGGTTTCATGAGATGGAAAATATCATCAAAGAGCACGTTCCGCAGGGTAAAGAACTTCTTGCACTGGCAGTTCTGGAAGCGCAGAAGACCATTGAAGAGCAGACAGCACAGATTGAGGAAATGAAGCCGAAAGCGATATTTGCGGATGCTGTCGCTACCAGTCATACATCCATCTTAATCGGCGATCTGGCGAAGATTTTGAAACAGAACGGCGTTGAAACAGGGCAGAAGCGCTTATTTGAGTGGTTGCGTGAAAATGGATATCTGAGTAAGAGAAAAGGAACGGAATGGAACTCGCCCACACAGAAATCTATGAATTTAGGGCTGTTTGAAGTGAAAGAGACAACAGCTATGAATCCAGATGGTTCCGTTCGGATTAACAAAACCACAAAAGTAACCGGCAAAGGACAGCAGTATTTTATCAACAAATCCCTGAATGTAGCATAGGAGGTACACATGAGCGAAAAAGAGAAAGAAATCATCAGAAAAGTAGCGCAAGCACTGCCGGATATGTCCGACATGAATAAAGGTTATTTTCTCGGCTTTGCAGAAGCTATGGCATCGCAGAAGAGCCAGAAGAACGAAGAAAATAAAGAAAAAGAAGATGACTAGGACAACATATCATGGACAATCTAACCATCATACATATTAGAGAGGTGATTTTATGAAGCCAGATATGGAAAAAATCATACAAGTGTTGATATCTCTTATCGAAGAACAAGAACATGTGAAAATTGATTACACACTCGAAAAGAGGACAGAAGAGAAAACCGCTTAGGCGGTAGAAGGGAGGACAAGCTATGAAAAGGCTAACAGTAAACAAGATCGAGAAATTTATCCAGACACTGGAATCCACAGAAAGGTTTGGTTGGTATTCTGAGGAGCAAAAGTTGCACGCAATCGCCTGTTTAAACAATTACTGCAGGGAACTGGAGTATCAAGGAAGAAAATCCGTGAAATTAAAGGAGGAAGAACATGGAAATTAAAGGAACTTATCATTGCCAGACTACTCAACAGCCCAACGCTTTAAACAGTTGGGATATCCGGTCAGTCTCCGTAGAGCTGCCAGAAGAAAAGGACAAGCCTTACTGGATCAGAGCTGGAGTGGCAGTGATCGGGTTTATCTTGGTGCTACTGGCGTGGTACCTGGTGTTTGGGTATTAAAAAAGAGTGCTGTCACAGGGCGGCAACCCTCGAGCACTCAGGAAAAAAATCAAGAATATATTAACAGATTTTAGGAGGATAAGCAATGGATAGAGAAAAAATACATAAACTTTTAGACTTAATTCTTGAGATTCAAGAGCGTGGAGAAGGTAGGAATGGGTATCCGTACGTAAACATTGAATTTTCGAACTACGGTAGCAGAATATTTTTAACCGCACAAGAAAACGGATTTGTTACTGATGGAGATTACGATTTGTTTGACGGTATTGCAACAGATAAGCAACTAGATGATGCAATTATTTTAGTTGGGGTATTGCTGGAAATGGCAGTGGACAAGACGGAGGACGAATGATGTATGTAGGTATCGGACCAGAGAAAGACACGGTAGTAACAGAAGACCAGGCGTTTGAATATGCACTGGAGAGATGCTTGCATGGAACACCAGATGACCAAAAAGAATTTAAAGAAATGCTGGTGGAATGGTTTTACTCCGGGAGTTGGGTAAAGGAAGAAAGCGAGGAAACCTATGCTTAAAAGCTATGAAGAAATGAGGAAAGTAGATGTAAAACCATACCTCGAAAAAAGAGATGGTATGGACTATTTAAACTGGGCAATGTGCATTGATTTATTACATAAAAATGGGGCTGAAAATGTTTATTTTACTCCGATTCCAGACCCAGAAACAGGAAGTAGCCTAAGGATGACAAAAGCGGTGTTTAAAGATAAAAACGGAGTTGAAAATAGATGTTACGAGACCAGAATCCGTGTTGTGATAGATGATCAAGTGTACGAGATGCAAACACCTGTGATGAATGGGGCAAACCCTGTAAAAGACAACTCTATGAGTCAGCAAAGAGTCTGGAACAGCATGTGCAGGGCGTTTGTGAAGTGCGTAGCAATACATACCGGCTTAGGGTTCGATTTGTGGCTTAAAGAGGAATACAACAAGATGTATGCTCAAATACCGGAAACGGGGGAAAACAGAGCGTCTGAAGCGAAAATCAAGACTCTCAAGAATCTATGCGTATCTCACGGTATCAATCTTGAACGCTGGTTGAGAGAAAACAATAGGACTGAGCAGACACTTACCGAGACAGAAGCTGCAACAATGTTAAGCACAATAAAAAGGACTTACGGTGATGATTGATGAAATTCACAGGAAAATTAAAAGGCCGTTTGATAGATTGCCACACCATCCTATTCAAATCCGAAGAGGACTTCCGACAAGCCTATGATGAGTTGAAAGATTATGAGAAATTAACGCTTGAAATAAAGCCATACAGAGCAAAGAGAAGCCTTGACGCGAACTCTTATTTGTGGGTGTTACTCGATAAATTAGCGGAAAAGTTGGACATCACTAGGTGGCAAGCGTACCTAAATGAATTAAAATCCCACGGTGCTTTTGAGTACATACCGCTCCGGGAAAAAGACATCTATCTGGCACAGTCAGTGTTCCGGATTGTGATAGATCGTGGAGCACAGGAAGTAAAAGACCTAAAAGGGAGAACTGAAACATTACACACTCTGCAATGCTACAAAGGGTCAAGCAAGTATAACACAAAAGAAATGAGCAGACTCATCAAAGGCGTGTTGGAAGATTGCAGAGAGGTTGGAATACCAGATGCAGACCTTTTGACCCCAGATGAAAAAGAAGAGCTTAAGCAGAAATGGGGAATTGAACTATGAGCATTGATTACAGTGACATGGCATTCCCTAAGCCAAAGTGCAAGAAAAAGAAAAAAGGTCATCAAAGAGCATCCGGCAGACCAAAGAAGCTGTGGAGCATATTTACAGAAGATATGGATCACTGCATGTACACCGGAGCTTACGGAGTGGAGAGGCATCACATTTTCAGCCACACATCGAAAGAAATTGAGCTTTCGGAGGATTATGGTTTTATCGCTCCATTGAGACCAGACCTGCATCCAAACGGAACAAGGGCAGGGGAGAATGCATCAAAAGTTGACCGATACTTAAGAAAACGCTGCAAAGAGTATTATTTGCAGCACTACGGAACAGAAGAGCAGTTCCGACAAGAATTTCACTATGTTAGCAAAGGGTAACCTTTCGCTATAAATTGTAACCCGTTCATGGCTGCACAGTACGTCACAAATACCTTAAGTAAGCCAGATTCATTGTCTCCCGGTAATTCCGGGAGCAGAAAGGAGAATAAATGGTAATTACAATTCCGGGCAAACCGGTTGGAAAAGCAAGACCGAGATTCCGCAGAGCCGGATTTAAAGTCATTACATATACGCCACCAGAAAATAAAAAGTACGAAAAGGAAGTTGCAAGGATTTACAAGCAGAGTATAGGCGTGCTTTACACGGACATCCCTCTGAGAGTCCGAATTTTAGCGAAATTTCCGATTCCAGAGAGCTGGTCTAAGAAGAATAAGGAGAAAGCTTTAAAAGGCGAAATAATGCCAAATAAAAAGCCAGACTTAGATAATATCGCAAAAATCATTTTGGATGGACTGAATGGAGTCGCATATACGGATGATAAGCAGGTGACCAGTATGGAAATCGAAAAAGTGTATTCTGATGAGCCTTGCGTGGTGGTCTATATTGCGGAGGATGAGTAATGGCAGAAGTGAAGTGGATAAAGATAGCAACGGATATCTTTGATGATGAAAAGATATTGCTGATAGAGGGTTTGCCAGATGCTTATGCAATTATAACAGTCTGGTTCAAGTTGTTATGTCTTGCCGGGAAGAAAAATAACGGTGGCGTATTCCTGATGAATGACAAGATTCCCTACACAGACAAGATGCTGGCTACAATCTTTAGAATGAATGAATCTACTGTAAAGTTGGCTTTGAATGCGTTTGAGCAATTCAAAATGATTGAGATAGTGGAGGGAATAATCACGATCCCGAACTGGAACAAGCACCAGACATTGGATGCTTATGAACGAAAAAAGGAGCGTGACAGGCTGTACCAAGAGGAAAGAAGAGCCAAACAGAGAGCTTTGATTGAAAAATCGTCTGACAAGTCGTCTGAAAGAACGTCTTACGTCGCTGTTTCAGATATAGATAAAGAAGAAGATAAAGAAAAAGATAATAATATATATGTCCCGTACAAAGAGATCATTTCTTACCTGAATGAAAAGACAGGCAAGAAACTAAGATGGGATGTTAAGAGTAACCAAAAGGAAATAAAAGCCAGATTCAATGAAGGATACACTCTGGATGATTTTAAGACGGTGATTGATAAAAAATACAATGAGTGGGGCAGAAAGCCGACAAAAGAGGAATTACAGCGCGGCATTAAGGATATGAGGATATATCTAAGACCAAAAACCCTGTTCGGCAGTAATTTCGATGTTTATCTTAACCAAGAGCAGACGGAAAAAGTGCCAGCAAAACCGCCAGTAAGCAGAAACTTAAACAACTTCGAACGCAGAGGATACGACATGGACTCTCTGGAAGAACAGCTGTTGAATTCGAATTAAGGAGGAGCAAAATGAAAGAAGAATTATTAAAAATGGCACAGGAGTGTCTCTCCGAGGAAGAAGTAAAGGAAATACTCAAAAAGAAATTTAAGGAATCGATAGAATCGGCAATAGGATCAGCGTTTAGATGGGGAGATGCGGAAAAGGCACTGAAGAAAAAGATAAACGATGTCATGGTGCCGTACATAGAGAAGTATGATTTTTCGGAATACCTTCCAAAGTTGGATACGGTGCTTACAGAAATCGTAAATTCCGATGCTTGCATTGAGAATAAAAAGATTCTAGAAAATTTTAAGGAATTATCAATCAAGCAGGAAGAAAAAGAAATGGAAGTCACGGATCTGTTTGATGCATGGATTGCAATGTGCGAAAAGAAGATCAGTACAACTGGTCTGGAAGTGGAGTTTGACGATGGACCACACTACGAATCGGTCAGTTGCGAGATGCTAATAGAAGAGTGTGAAAGATCTACTTGGAGCTCCCTGCATAGGGCGGTAATCATTTTCGAAAACGAACACGATGAAGAGTTGAATATGGAAATTCCGATATCGAAATGGGATTTTGAGAAAGAGTATACACTTGACAGTTTGGGATGTGTAGACATTAAGTCGTTGAGATACCTTGGGGAATTTGACATGCTGTTGCTGAGATTACAAAGAGCGGGAACGAAAATCATCATAAACGAAATGGAAGCAGGTGGAGAAATATGTCCAGAGGAAGAGCCGGAAGTAAGTTTCAGTTAGGAGGCAAACATGAACAGAAAAAGATACGGTTTTAGAGTCTATAGGAAACAGCCTACCGGATTGAGACACGGAAATATGGATTTGTTTACGCGCGGCAGTACAAAGCGGAAGAGAAAGAATAGGGTGAGAGGGAAATGAGTAGACCAGGACACTTTCTGGATCCCTACAAGTTCCAGATCGAAGAGATGGTAAAACTCGGATGCACGGATGAGCATATCTGCAGAGTACTTGAGGATATTACTGGAAAAGAAGTGAAAAAGAGGGTAATAGCAAACAAGAGGATGTGGTTAAGAAAAATGGAAAATAAAAGAAAACAATACGAACCGTACAAGGGAGAAATTAAGTGCATGATCGAATACGGACTTACGATCCAGAACATCTATGCAGCAATAAGAGAAGAGAGCGGAATAGATGCAAGTATTGAAACGTTCAAAAACTTTTTAAAAGACAATGATATGCTGCCTGAGTCAAAGAAACAAGAAACTTCGGTTAAGGATATCTTTGGAACAATCGCAAATTACATGGAGTTTCACGAGGGCTGGGTGCGGACAAGTTGCCGACTCAACAGGGCGGTATCGAATCCAAACCGGATATTAATGCGGAGGTATTTACAGTAGGCTATGAAAAAAAGAAAGAGAATCCGAAGAAAAATGAAGTACATATCTGTTCTTCCTGCGGACGGGAAATTATCGGAGATTTTGAGTATGTAAAGACAAAGAGAGGGACGGAATCGTATTTCTGCAAAGATATGAGGTGTAGGAGGAATGACTAATGGCGAAAACAGAAGAAACATGGATGGATGGGATCACAACGGAAATGATGGAGCATATCTGCGACAACCTGTGCAAGTATCCAGATCAGTTAAACGGAGAGCAACTGGAAGATAAATGCGCAGAGTGTAAGATGGGACGGTTTGTGCGCGATATTTTGAACCAATATAACAAGGTGAATGATTTTACAAACAGCCAGTGTGCGAAGCTGTTGGAGCAGATGCACGAGCTGAAAGAGCGTGATACGGCGAAGAAACCAACGTATGAAGGGGACGGATATGCGCCAGACGGAACATTTGTATGGGATGAATGGTTATGCCCGAACTGTGGAGCAAGGTATGAAGTAGATTACGATGAATATGATCACTGCCCGAATTGCGGACAGAGGATAGATTTGAGAAAGGAATAATCATGATGGGAAGATGTAAATTAACAAGTATATGCGGATCCGATCGTTGCTGCATAGAATGCCCAGAAAACGAAGTGTGCAAAGAGCAGTGTGCAAGAATGGACCGGTATGAGTATTGTGTGGAGTGTCCGGAATATGAGGAAGATTGCAAGGGAAAGAAAATATTAGATGCAACCTGTGGATCCAAGACGATTTGGTTCGATAAAGAAAATCCGTCTGTGATATATTGTGACAAGAGAAGAGAATCTTTTTCAGGAATCTGGAAAGCATCTGAAAGACTGTGCTCTATAGATCCAGACATACAGTGCGACTTTACGAATCTTCCGTTTGGAGATGATAGCTTTTCACTGGTAGTATTCGATCCGCCGCACCTAAAGAAAGTTGGAGAGACTGCATGGCTATCCAAGAAGTATGGAAAACTTGGAGAAAACTGGAGAAAAATGTTACATGATGGATTTGCTGAATGTATGAGGGTTCTAAAAGAAGACGGGGTACTGATTTTTAAGTGGAGCGAGTATGACATACCGGCAAGCGAAGTATGGGATGCAATTGGACAGAAGCCATTATTTGGACACAGAAGTGGAAAGAAGAGTAAGACATTCTGGGGATGCTATATGAAAGGGGTGGAATAGATGATTTTATTTTGCCCTGATTTAACGGGAAAAGAAGAGATAAAAGCAATGCTTATTGGGAATGGGGATTTTGTCAGACCAGTGCTGAATCCGTGTATTAAAGAGAAATGTGTAGCGTACAAGGATGGAAAGTGCATGAAATACGATAATGAAGTGGAGAGGGAAAATGAATATACCGGAGAAAATCGTGGAAGAAATCGAATCCACGAAAAATGACGCCTACGAAACCTTGAAGGAAGAAAAGCGAAAACATGGGGAAAGTGGTGTAGCGGAGTGCTTGGAAAGCTATATTTATGGGCTGACTTGTGCAGTAGATGTCGTAGAGAAGTATGTGGATAAGGAGGAATAACATAACATGGAAGAATTGAAGAAATGTCCATTTTGTGGTTCCAACAGAGGGTATTACCAGATTGAAAGAGTACATAGGGCGTTGCTGTTTGATTTTGACGGCGAACCGATCGGAGGAACAGAAGATGTTACAGATTATGCAGGACGCAGGAAACAGTGTATCGATTGTAGCAAGATACTCCCGAGGAAACTGTTTGAGGAAGTGATGGAAAAGTAAATTATTATTCCAAATTTCAGAAGAGCATTTGGAAAAATATTTTGAACTGTTGGAGGTGGAGTGATGAACGTACTAGAGAAGATTTTGGAAGAGATAGGAAATGCATCAATTAAAGTGTCTACTGTGGGATTACCGCATAAATACTTTAAAGCGATCGGAACTAAAAAGATCGAGGAAATCATCCGTTCCCACATGGACGATGTTCCGGATAATAATGCTGGCTGGATTCCAGTGAGTGAAAGGCTGCCGGAAGTCGGGAAAATGGTAAAAGTTACCGTACACTCATCCGAATGGATTGCGGACTACGATTCAGACTGGGTTCCAGAAGAAGAACAGACATACCATTCGGAAGAATACGGTGTGTATGATGGATATCTGAGCAGAACAGGAGAATGGAGATTCTATGATGATCAATATTCGGAAAACACCTGTGTAAAATGTGTAAAAGAATTTGGGACAGATAAGGGGACAGTGTACGATGTCGTGACAGCGTGGATGCCGAAAGAACAGATAGAACCATACAAGGAGGAATAACATGGACATTTTAATCACAATCGCATTCCTAGCCCTGTACTACATCCTGGGGCTTGGAACCGTGATTACTTTAAAGACAGGAATCGAAGAGGATGTAAAACTAGAAGGCGCGGATTACCTTCTGGCTGCGGGATTCCCGATACTGCTATTTGTGGTGTTTTTGGATTGGATTGTGCGAAAGATAGTGAGGTAGGAAGATGAAAAAGTTTAAATGGAAAGAATTTAAAAATAAATACAATAAGATTGCGGTGCACTGTAAGACTGAGGAAGAAGCGAAAGACTTCTGCAAGCAGATGCACGAACATAGGATGAAGTGGTGTAACGGAAAAAGTTATTTGAAAAATACAAATTATATGCGCAACGAAGGAACGTGTTATTACGGAGGCGGAGAATATTCGACTCGTGATTTTGCGGAAAAGTACAATTATAAAATCTTAGAATGGAGTGATTACATGGACAAAGAATTTACCAAGGCAGATTTGGAAGATGGGATGGTAGTTGAACAAAAAAATGGAAACATGTATCTTGTATTGGCTGGGAAGGCAGTAAGAAAAGGCAGATGCAATCGTATAGACGGTTACACTGATGACTTGAAATGGGAAGGTTGTACAGGTTATACAGGAGGAGACATCGTTAAAGTCTATAGAATTACTCCGGAATCACTCGGATGCATAGAAGATGTGTTTATTAAAAGCAACCTTGAACTCATCTGGGAGCGCAAAGAACCAAAGAAAATGACAGTGGAAGAAATGCGACAGAAGTTGGAAGAGCTGACCGGAGAAGAGATTGAGGTGACGGCATGAACAGGGAAACCATGAGACGCAGGAAGGAGAAGAGAAAATGCTAATCGAAGATAAAGTGCAGATAGAAGCAGTGAAGACAAGATCGTATATGATGGGCGAGATAGACGGAAAAGTGATGATTACGCAAGGTAGATATATTGTATTTGTGAAGAAAGAAGATTTCTTGCTCGACATAGATAAGCAGAAGAAATTGCCAGAAGATGGGGTGAAACATTTTTCCACAGAAAATATTCAGAGCCAAATGAGGGCGGCCAAGTTGTCAAACAGAATGCTTACAACTGGCAAAAGCATTCTGAGAGCAATAAGAGACGAGACAACAGGGGGATACGCTTGGTTTGATAATAAATATTTGAAAATGTTCGACGGATGCACGCCAAATCTTATTAAACACCCAGGAAACTCTGAATACTACAATGCCGTGTTTACACGCTACGGAGAAATAATAGGCATCATACTTCCTGTGAGGGTGAGTGAATGGTGATAATAAGCTAGATGCAGAAAGGAGACAGCGGACATCATGAAGAAAATAGAAGCATACACTATGGCAACGAAAAAGCCCTGTGAGACAGCTTTAAAGCAAAAGGGGCATAAAGCCTTTGCCTGCGACTTTAAAGGCGGTGAGAGGGCGAATAAGGACACTCTGGAATACATTGCAGAAAAGCATAACATCAAAGAACCGATTCCGGGAGGTGATTAAGGTGGACAAGAAAACACTGAAAAAGTACAAACCAAACAAAGATAGACTTATCCGGATTGAGAACCAGATACAAGAACTCTGCGAACGGGAACCAACTGTTGTCATGGGGAAGGTAACGGGATCCAGCGCAGATTTTCCGTACACCGAAGTGAGAACATCTGTACAAATGTATGACCCTTACGAAGAAGAGAATGTAAGACAGCAGATTAGGCGAAAAGAAGCGGACAGGCTGCGGATCCTGAAAGAGCAAAAAGAAGTAGAGGACTACATAAATGGGATTGATGATCCGGAGATTAAGGAGATATTTGAGTTATCGTTTCTCGAGGGTAAGAAGCAGGATGAAGTTGCGGAGATAGTAAATATTGACAGAAGTTACGTGTCGAAAAAAATAAGTGACTATCTTAAACTTTCACACTTTTCACAAAAATAATATGCTATAATTATTCTAGGACGATTGTATATTGTTCTAAAACAATCTTTCCAAACATTCAGAACACCGCCGGACTTTTACCCTTTCTTGTCTGGCGGTGTTTTTACGCCGTGGTCAGTTGGGACAAGCGGGTTCGATCCCTGCACACGGTTTTGTAGCATATCACGGTAAATATTAAAAATCCGGAATGCCGTGGAAGTGCTACGGAGTGATATCACAAAACGCAGATATCCGCAGATCTGCAAAACAAACAAAAATAGATTCAGCAATCTATATTTAGTGTAATCAGCGTACCCGAGTGCGGATAGGGTAAAGGATGTCGATAAAGGGCATCCTATGGGTGTATAGCTCAGTTGGCAGAGCAATCGGCTGTTAACCGATGTGTCGCAGGTTCGAGTCCTGCTATACCCGTTGTGGATAAGTTCTAAAAATATCAACGATATGGCGAATAGATGGACTATACAAAACATGAACAAGAAGAATAAAAAATAATGAAAGAGGTGAGTCGGATGGCGAAAGGTAAATATCAGGAATGGATAGAGCCGGAAGGCTTGCTAAAGATAGAGGGATGGGCGAGAGACGGACTGACAGATGAGCAGATTGCGCAGAATATGGGAATAACCGCGAAAACACTGTACGAATGGAAAAAGAAGTATAGTGAGATTTGTGAGTCCCTAAAAAGAAACAAGGATGTTGCGGATAGGCAGGTGGAGAACGCACTGTTCGAAAATGCGATAAATGGCAATATTACAGCCCAGATCTTTTGGCTGAAGAACCGGAAACCAGACAAGTGGAGAGATAAGCAGGAATACGAGGACAGAACAGCGATTGAAAAGTTGGATGAAATCTTGAAAGGATTGCATGACAATGCAGCTAAGCAAAAAACAGAATGAATACATCATAAACGCAACTCATAGATGGAATATCAAGTCCGGAGCGGTTCGTTCTGGAAAGTCTTTTGTTGATACCGCTTATATCGTCCCGAAAAGAATCCGAGAGAGAGATGGACTCCCTGGCTTAAATGTAATCATGGGTGTCTCCAAAGAATCCATAGAGCGAAACGTACTCCAACCGATGAGAGAGATCTATACCAGTGATCTAATCGGGAACATTAACAACCGGAATGTGGCAAGAGTATGCGGAGAGGATGTTTATTGTCTCGGTGCAGAAAAGGTCAGTCAGGTCGCGAAGATACAGGGAGCATCCATTAAGTACTGCTACGGAGATGAGATAGCAAAATGGAACAAAGAGGTGTTCCAGATGCTGAAATCCCGTCTCGATAAGACGTACTCCTGTTTTGATGGAGCTTGCAACCCAGAACATCCGACACACTGGCTCAAAGAGTTCATCGACAATGTAGAGCTGGACATCTATCTCCAAAAGTACACCATATTTGATAATCCATTTCTGGATCCAGAATTTGTTAAGCAACTCTGCAAGGAATACGATGGTACAATCTATTATGACCGCCTCATCCTGGGGTTATGGAAAAGGGCTGACGGATCAATCTACAAGAAGTTCGCAGACAATCCGGAAGCGTTCCAGTGCGAAATCGTGGATGAGTTCTCGCAGGAATCAGAGCATAAGCAATTCCGAAAAGAGGATATCACATCAATCGAGATTGGCTTGGACTTTGGTGGTAATCAATCTGGTCACTCATTCGTTGCCAGAGGATATACGGACAACTACAGAGACGTGATTGCTTTAAAATCCAGAAGAGTCATGGCTAAGGATGAAAACGAGGACATCGACAGTAATCGACTGAACAAGCTGTTCTGCGAGTTTGTACAAGAAGTGATAGATGATTACTCTGTGTGCGTGAAGAGTGGAGACTATGTACAGTATTGTAACGTAGAGTCCGTATTCTGGGACAATGCAGAAACCGTCCTTGGTAATTCTATCCGCAATGCCGTGGAAAAGGAATTTCCGTGGATAGCTGTCAAACCAGCAAAGAAAAGACCTATAAACGACAGAATCAGATGCACCGTCAAGCTCATGGGGGCTGGGCGGTTTTTTATTACAAAAGACTGCGAATCTCTGCAAACTGCTTTTTCGGATGCAGTTTGGAACAAAGAAGCTGTCGGGAAAGATGAGCGTTTGGATGACGGCAGCACTGACATTGACAGCTTGGATGCGTTCGAATACACAATCGAACGTGACATGAAATACCTAATCGAAGAGGTGGAAGATGTTTGATGGAATTAAGAAACTATGGAAAGGAATCATGAGGATGTTTGGGTACACGACATTAAAACAGATCATCGGCAAAGATATCGCACTATCCAACGACATGATAGATGCAATCAACAGATGGAGACAGATGTTAAATGGTGATGCAGATTGGATTTCTGACAGCATTGTTTCCCTCGGGATTGAAGATGGAATCTGCCGAGAGTTTGCGGACTGTGCACTGGTTGAAATGGAAACCAGTGTAACAAATGAACGTCTGAACAAGATTTATCAGAAGAATATCGTGAGTCTGAATGAAAACCTGCAGGAAGGGCTTGCGCTTGGGTCATTCGTTCTTAAGCCACTGGGAGAATCGGCTGCTGAATTTATTTCAGCCGACAAGATCATACCGATCAGCTTTGGGGATGATGGAAAGCCAAATGATATTGCATTTCTGACCGTAAAAAAGGTTGGGGACGCTGATTATTTCACAAGGCTTGAACGGCACTATTTCATTGACGGGAATCTGACTATAGAAAACAAGTGTTTCCACTCTCAGACAGCGAATGATATCGGTCTTCCGTGCAGCCTAGAAGCGGTGGAAGAATGGGAGAATATCCTACCTGGACCGATTACCTATCCCGGCATGAACCGTATGGACTTTGGATATTATCGCAATCCAATTAAAAATAAAATAGATGGTTCCGCCTGCGGAGTGTCGGTGTACGAGTCTGCAGTTACACTGATCCGGAAAGCGGATACACAGGGAGCAAGGCTTGACTGGGAATACGAATCGGGTGAGCGTGCTATCCATGTGGATAATAGAGCACTTAAACAAGATAAGGCAACCGGGAAGTTTGGACTCCCAAAACTCAAAAACAAATTGTATCGAGGAATGAATCTGGACGTTGGAAAAGACCAAGAACTCTTAAAAGAATACTCCCCAGAAATGAGGGACGAAGCCTTTAAGCGTGGGTTGGAGGAATACAAACGTGAGATTGAATTTTCCGTAGGTCTTGCTTATGGAGACCTGTCAGATGCGCAGGAAGTAGCAAAGACAGCTACGGAGATCAAGGCATCGAAGAACCGCAAGTACAACCGAGTGACGGCGATCCAGAACAACTTATACGATTGCTTAGAGGACTTTGCCGCAGGGCTTGCATTCTACAACAGTATGCTTAATTCGGGATATGAGTTCTCTTGCAAATTCAACGATTCCATACTGACCGATGAGGAAACAGAGCGTCAGCAGGACAGACAGGACGTGAGTATGGGAGTGATGTCGCATTTGGAATACCGCATGAAGTGGTACAACGAGGACGAAGCCACAGCGAAAAAGATGTTGCCAGAGCAGATCGAAGTAATGGAGTAGGTGAACCAATTGAGGGAAGACTACAAAAAGCAGCTATCCGGACAGATCGAGAAGCATTTTCTTGATTTGGAACAGATGATTCTCGAGGACATTGTTCGCCGGATTAAAAAAGCGGGAAAAATCACAAGCACAGCCGACTGGCAGATTAACCGACTACAGATTATTGGGTACTCTTCTGAGGACATCGAAAAGATGATAAAAACCACGCTGAACCTGTCCTATCCGGAGGTGTTTGAGCTGTATGACAAGGTTATTGATTGGGAATATGTCCGTAATAAAGACATCTACGAGCAGATTAATGCAGAATATATCCCCTATGAGGACAACGAGGAGTTACAACAGCTCACAGAGGGGTTTATCCGGCAGAGTAATGATGAGCTTCGAGACATCACAAAGTCCATGGGATTTT